CCGAGCCCAATGCCGAGCCCAATGCCGAGCCCAATGCCGAGCCGGATCCCGAGGATGAAGAGGCCAAGATCCTCCGTGCCGTCGAAGCCGCGGTGACCAAGGCCATAAGTAAGGCCATGAGTAACGTCAAGCCCGAGCGCAAGACGATCATCACGGTCGAGCCCACCGCCAAGAAGTTCACCGGCCGCACCAAGAACTTCCGCGGCGAGATCGACGGCAAGAGCCCGCAGGAACGAGCTTATCGCTTCGGCATGTTTTGCTTGGCTGCCCGCGGCAACGAGAACGCGAAAGCGTGGTGCGAAAGCCACGGCATCAAGCTGCACCAGAGCAACGTCAACTCGGCCGGCGGCTTCCTCGTGCCCGAGGAGTTCGGCCAGGACTTGATCGACCTGCGCGAGCAGTACGGCGTCTTCCGCCAGCACGCGAAGGTCCGCAAGATGACCTCCGACACCCGCACCGACCCGCGTCGGACGGGCGGCCTGACCGCGTACTTCGTGGCCGAGGGTGCCGCCGGCACCGAGTCGACCAAGTCGTGGGATCAGGTGCGGCTGGTCGCTAAGGACATCATGGTGATCTCCCGCTACACCAACCAGGTGAGCGAGGACGCCGTGATCGACATCGGCGACGACCTCGCTGGCGAGATCACCTACGCCTTCACGTTGAAGGAAGACCAGTGCGGGTTCAACGGTGACGGCACGTCTACCTACGGCGGGATCGTCGGCGTCCGCTCGAAGCTGTTAGCGATCAACGGCGTCGACGACGGCGGCGGCCTGGTCCTGGCGTCCGGCAACCTGTGGTCCGAGATCACGCTGGCCGACCTGCACCGCGTCATCGGTCGCCTGCCGCAGTACCCCGGCATGCAGCCGAAGTGGTTCTGCCACAACGCGTTTTATGCTGGCGTACTGCAGAGCCTCGTCATGGCGGCCGGCGGCGTGACCGCGACCGAGATCATCAACGGCGTCAGTACGCCGAAGATCCTCGGCTACCCGGTCGTGATCAGCCAGGTGTTCGACAGCGCCCAGGCCAACAGCCAGATCTGTTGCCTGTTCGGCGATCTGTCTATGGCCGCGTCGTTCGGCGACCGGCAGCAGGACTCGATCGCGTTCAGCGATTCCGCCACCGTCGGCGGCGAGAACGTGTTCGAGAGAAACGAGATGGCAATCCGTGGCGTCGAGCGGTTCGACATCAACGTGCATGACGTGGGCGACGCGATCAACGCTGGCCCGATCGTCGGCCTGATCACCGCTGCTGCCTAAAACCGAGTGAACGAAAGGAGATAAACACATGGTTCCGCAGAATACGAAAGTCGTTCTCGGTGCGGCTCCGGCGACGGTGGCGAACAACGAGACCGCTACGCTGGTGATCGACCGACTGGGCTATGACTACGTCAGCGTGAAGGTGCTGGCGGCCACCGCCGCCAACACCAACAAGGCGACCGCCTTCGCGGTTACCGAGTCCGACGACGCGACCAACTACAGTGCAATCGTGTCGCTGACCGGCACCACGAACACTGCGGTGACTGCCGGGACGAACGGGTTCCTGATTCCCGCCACGCTCGGCACCACCACGACCAACAGGGCGTACGCCATACTGAACATCGACTGCAAGGCGCGCAAGCGATACCTGAAGGTGTCGATCACTCCCGCCACGACGCAGGGCCTGTGTCTCGTGGCTGATCTGTACCGGGCCAAGGAGGCGCCTGTCGGTGCGGCCGCACAGAACGCCGGCGTCGTCGTGAACGCCTGAGTTTTCTAGTGTCCTCCCCTCACCCTGCCCCGGTCGGCCTCGTGTCGGCCGGGGTGGGGGTGGCGGGAGCGACCCGATACAAAGAAGAGAGGGAGGATTCGTGAGAGACATTCTATTCGTCAGTTACTACACGCCGGAAGCGAAGTACGAGCAGTACGCCGTCCGGCTGATCGAGAGTTTCGAGAAGTTCAGCCTTCCGTACACCGTACACCGACTGCCAGAGTTCGATTCGTGGGCGGCCGGCATCCGCCACAAGCCGCAGTTCATCCTCGAGACGCTGCTGCGGCGACGATGCCCGATCGTCTGGGTGGACGTCGATGCGGTGATACTGAAGCGGCCAGAGCTGCTGTTCGGCGACCACGATTTCGCGGTGTACAACTGGTGCGCTGACACGCGTCACCACCTCGAAGGCAAGATCGTGCACAGCGACCGCGTGCTGTCCGCGTCGGGAGGCGTGATGAAGTTCGGCTATACGCCGGGCGCAATCGAGCTGCTTCTGCGGTGGGTGAGCGGGCTGACTGCCGAGCCCGAGTCGCTCGACGACCCGATGCTGTCGCGGGTGTTCAACGAGTGGCAGCCGCCGGTGAACTCGCTGTGGCTGCCGAAGGAATATAACAGAATGGACGTTCTCTGGCCCGCTTTTCCTGCTGACCAGATCATCATCGATCACCAGTGTCGGTGTGGAGGACATAAGGACGAGGTCGAGGGCCCCGGAGAAGAGGGCCTTAGTAAAGAGGGAGGACAGGTATGAAACTGAACATCGGAGCAGCGGACACAGAGTTGCCCGGCTTCACGCCGGTCGACATCCGAGCGGGCCAGAATGCGGCCAAGCTCGAGTACGCCGACGACAGCATCGAGGAGATCTACGCCTCGCACGTGTTAGAGCACTTCAGTTACCACAACGCCGCCGACGTGCTAGCCGAGTGGGTGCGCGTGCTAAAGCCGGGCGGCCGGGTGCGTATCGCCGTGCCCGACTTCGACTGGGTGGTCAAGCAGTACGTAAGCCAGAGCGACAAGTTCAACATCGAAGGCATCCTAATGGGGGGTCACTCGCACGAGCACGACGTGCACTTGGCGATCTACAACGAGCCGAAGCTGAGGGCCGTCATGGAGCGTGCCGGCCTCGAGCGTATCGAGCGGTGGCAGCCGGAGATCAACGACTGCTCGTCCCTCGAGTGCTCGCTGAACCTGCAGGGGTTTAAGCCCTCTGCCGGTCAGGCTGGCGGCCAGACAGAAAAGCCAGCGGCCGACAAGCCCCGTAAGCTCTCCGGCGTGATGGCCGTGATGAGCCTTCCGCGGCTGGCGTTCACTGACAACATGTTCACGATCATGCAGTCGCTGCCGCCGCTCGGCGTCCCAATCATGAAGTCGTCCGGCGTGTTCTACGGTCAGTGCATGCAGGGCATGCTCGAGGACGCGGTCGCGGCGAATGCGAAGTACGTGCTGACCATCGACTACGACTCGGTGTTCACCAGGCAGAACGTCATCGATCTGTACGACCTGATGGAATCGCACCCCGGCATCGACGCACTCGTGCCGGTGCAGATGCGTCGCGAGTCGGATCACGCCCTGTTCACGGTGACCGACGACGGCGGTCAGATTAAGGGCTTCGTCCCACTGGAGGATCTCGGCAAGGACGTGATGAAGATCAACAGCGGTCACTTCGGCCTGACGCTGATCCGCTGCGACTCGCTGAAGAAAATGGCGAAACCGTGGCTATGGTCGCAGCCCGACAAGAATGGCCGATGGGAAGACGACAAGCAGGACGACGACGTCTACTTCTGGCGCAAGTGGAAGGACTCGGGCATGTCCGTGTTTCTCGCCCCGAAGGTCGTCCTCGGCCACATCCAGCAGTTCGTGACGTGGCCGAGCAAAACGCTGACCCCGATCCACCAGTCGGTCAGCCAGTGGTACAAGAGCGGTAAACCAGGGGAGGCGATGTAATGAAAAAGGAAACGATGGCGATCAGATTCAGGAGACGTTACCGCGGCTTCGAGGCCGGCGACACGTACGACGGCTACTCCGTCGGCATAGCGAAGACACTGGTGCAGATGCGGATCGCCGACGCGGTCGAGATTCCCGGCGTCGTGACGGAGAAGGCGGTTAGCGAGCCGCCGAAGGATAAGGCGATACGGCGGGCCAAACGTGTTAAGTAACACCGTCGCCGTCTTCAGCGTCCCGCGTCTGACCTGGACGGACCATATGTTCGCGTTCGTACGGGCGCTCGTGCCGCTCGGCATCACGGTCGAGAAGCACAGCGGCGTCTACTGGGGCCAGTCGCTCAGCCGGTGCATCAGCAAGCACCTTGACGACGGCACCGAGTACATCCTGACGCTGGACTACGACACGTACGCCAGACCGGACGATCTGGCCGAGCTGCACCGGCTGTGCTCGGCCGACCCGCAGATCGACGCCGTCTGTGCTGTGCAGGTTCGTCGCGGCAGCGACGTGTTGCTCGGCGGCATGAGTACTGGAGACAAGGTTCGGCCGCTTACGGCCGACGACCTGGCCGGCGACGACGATCTGGTGCAGCTGGCGACCGGCCACTTCGGAGCGACGGTGCTGCGAGTCGATGCGATCAAGCGGATGCCAAAGCCGTGGTTCCACGGCCAACCCGACGCCGACGGCGACTGGGGCCCGCTGAGGATCGACGACGACGTCTGGTTCTGGCGCCAGTGGCACGCCGCGGGGAATCGGCTGTTCGTGGCGCCGGCCGTGCGGGTCGGGCATATACAGCCGATGGTGACCTGGCCCCCCGAACCGGCCGCCGGAGACGCCGGGCCCCGCCATCAGTACATCAGCGAAGTGGAGCCGTAGTCTATGGCCGCTGAACTCGAGCTAGTCTATCCGGTCGCCTCGTCGAACATTTACGCCGTGATCCGGCGTCACTCGGACGCGTACGTCTGGGACGGCTCGGACTTCGTGGCGTGGTCGGACGCGAATATCGCCGACTACGACGTGCCCCTGACCGACAAGGGCGGCGACCTGTACCAGGGCGACATGCCGCCCGTCGCGGCCGCTCGGTATCGCATCACGTACTACCTGCGGGCTGGTGCGACGCCCGCGATCACGGACACGATCCTCGCCAGCCGAGACTACACCTGGGACGGGGCCGACCTGTCCTCGGCCAGCGAGGTGACGATCTCGGCGTACGCCCTGACGACGCTGGCCGAAGTCAAGCGATACCTGCGGCTGACATCGGCGACGTACGACACTGTGTTGACCGAGATGATCAACGCGGTGACGAACCGCATCGAACGCGAGGCCGGCAGACAGTTCAAGGCCCGCGACTATCGCGAGTGGGTGAATGGTGACCACCAGGTTCGCGTCGTACTGCGGCAGCACCCGGTGATCTCGGTCGACCGGGTCGCGCACGGCCAGATCAACGTGCTGTCGGCGGCGTACTCCGGGGATGGCATCCGAGCCTACGCGCAGGCGACCGAGACGGCCATCGTCCTGAAGTCGATCAGCACGACCGGCGTGACGACGACCTCGACGCTAACGTATGCCACGTACCCGACCACCTCGCAGATGGCAGACGCGATCTCGGACGTCGCTGACTGGACGGGTGCGAATATCCTCGACTGCCTGACGGCCGATCTGTATCCGCTGGGCGGGCAGGACGCCAAGGGCAGGACGGTGTTCTTCACTGCCCCCGACGTGGATACTCAGGACTACTGGGTCGATCGGACGAACGGCATCATCTCGTGGACCGGCTTCCCGGACACGTACCACTACCCGTTCGACAGCCGGGTGCTCATGCCGCCGCGCGGGTTCCAGAATCTACTCATACAGTACCGAGCCGGGTACGAGACCATCCCCGACGATCTCAACATGCTGTGCCGTGAACTGGTGGCCCAGTGTTGGCAGACGTCGAAGGCAAACGGGGCGATTCAGTCTGAGTCGCTGGGCGATTACTCATACACGCTGGCCGACAAGGCAACGCTGACGGCCGACCAGGAGGCCGTGATCCGCCGCTGGTCAAACATCCGAATCGCAAGGAGCTAACGCATGGCAGTCGTAAACCGCATAGTCGGCGACATCCAGGTGACCGGCGACGTCAACGCGGGGTCGCTTACGCTGAATAACGCGTCGATCACCAACGCGATGGTCAGCCCATCGGCCGCGATCGCCGCATCGAAGCTGCAGCACGCACACCGGCAGGTGTTCGCGGATGCTGCGTCGGTCGACATCGTCGACAAGACGCAGGTGATCCACGTCGTCAAGGGCGTCAACGGCACGCTGAAGTCGTTCTCGGCCGGGTGCATCACGCCCCCGGCGGGCACGGCATCGGTCGCCGTCGACCTGAAGAAAAACGGAACGACCGTCCTGTCGTCGCCGATCTTGCTCGGCACGGCCGTCACCAGCCGGTCGCTGACCACCGGCACCATCGGCACAGCGGCCGTTGTAGCCGACGACGTGCTCGAGGTGTCGATCGACTACACGGCCGGGACGCAGGGCACCGCGGCGAAGGGCGTGTTCGCGTTCCTGGATGTCTGGGAGGATGCGGAGTAACCGCCCCCGTAGAATAAACGACCCCGCCAGGGGCTGACAGACGAGCCAGAGGACGATCAGGTAATGATCACCCACCTCCTCGACAAGACGATCACGATCCGGCGGCCGGCCGCGTCGTTGGACGCCGGCGGCGGCCCCGTCGAGACGATGGCAAACCATCTGACCGGGGTCCGTGCACGGATCCAGCCATCCGGTGGCCGCGAGGTCCGGCAGTACGGCGGCATGCTGGCCGAGGTCGACGGCTCTGTGTTCGTTGACGGTGGCCTGGACATCAAGGCCGACGACGAGATTATATACGGCTCGCGGACGCTGACGATCGTGTACGTGCACAACTGGAACGAGTCGGACGATTACCTGCGGCTGGATTACCGCGAGGACAAGTAGGGTGGGGGTCTACCACGATGCCCGGTGATTTCGTCTGGCGCGGCGATCAGTTCCTAACGCGGGCTCAGGCGATCGCTCGCGACGCCGTCGAGAAAGGCGGTGTGCTGTTCCAACGAGCCGTCAAGGACGAACTGAACAAGGATGCGAGCAACATCCAGTCCGGTGGCCAGCCGTCCGCGGTCGGCGACCCCCCGAATAAATCCTCGGGCACACGGGCCCGCTCGATCCAGATCGACCGCAGCCTGCTGCGGAACGCGAAGAACCCGAAGGTCGCGGTCGGCACGAACGTCAAGTACGCAAGGATTCATGAGTTCGGCGGCATGATCCGGCCGGTGGCCAAGAAGGCCCTTGCTGTTCCGATCGGCGTACAGGGGCGACGGGCTGCACGCAACGCGGGCTCGGCTGGTATCGGCAGCCTGGACCTGACGTTCATCGACCGGAGCAGCAAGGGGCTCCCGCCGCTGCTGGTGAAGCCGCCTGGCAACGCCGAGAAGAAGGGCGCCAAGACCGAGGTGCTATTCGTGCTCCTGCCGTCGGTCTACATGCCCAAGCGACCGTACATGCGACCGACGTACACCAGGATGCACGACCGGATCGTCGCGATCATCCGCAACACGATCCTGGATAAGCTGCGGCGGAAGTAATCATGGCCAGCGCCCAAGGAATTATAAACGCCGTCAAGACCGCACTGGACGCCAGCACCACGCTGACGGCCCTCGATGGCGGTAGGCACTACGAGCACACGGTGCCGCAACGGATGGTCGGGACGTTCCCGCACCTGATCTACGACCTCGTGTCATCCGAGGCGTCGAAGACGTTCACCGGCACCGACACACTCGACGGAGCGGAACTCCAGGTCGACGTCTAC